AAGTAGAGGCCGAAACCGCAGCCTGTTCAGCCACCATTGCTGATGCAGGCACGGACGCCGAAACTGCCGTGCTTCCACCTGTATCACCCTTCAATCCCGATTGCGTCGCCCATATCTTGCGTACGTTGGCTAACCCTGAGGCGACGGCGGCGGCTGCGGCGATGCCTCCCAATGCCGGTCCGACTACGGGAATTCCTGCCAAAGACTTATACGCTTCCGTTGCCGACTGGTAGGTGGCTATCGCCGTCTGCGCCGAGGCGGCCATCTTGGCTATCTTGGTGTTTTCCCCGAATGTGCCCTCGATGTCGGAGAACATCTGGCTGAGTGCGGAGAGACGTGCTTTAATCACCTGTTCGTCAAGATTTTTCTTTAGCTTTGCATATTTTGATTCGATGAGAAAGACCTGCGCCCCCGATTCCTCGGCCACCCTGATCTCCTCTGCCATCTGCTCATCGAGTAACATTTTTTGAAACTTGATGTAGTCTGACGAATATTCATCTAATGAATCTATTTTATTTTTGAGATTGGTGATATTGGCATTACTTATGCGATCATCCTCTGACCGTTCCCATTCCTTTCTTTTCTTAGTCTCTTCCAAACGTGCCTCGGCGTTGACGATCTCAATCTGGCGGAGTATCTCCTTTTCTTTCTCGGGCTCGACCTGTAGGCGCAGTTCGAGCTCATCCGTCCGTGCCTTGCGGTCACGCTCTATGCGGTCAAGTTCCAACTGATTCTGTTGCGAAGCAGTCAGCTTTCCTTCGGTTATGAGCGTCTCGTCACGGATGGTCTGTAGGTCGAGTTCGTCACGGATGGCCGTAGCGAACATCTCCACCCTATCGAGTGACAGCTTGCGGACGGATGCGTTATACTCGTTCTCTATCTGTATTTTTTTCAACCGTGCCTCATCCTTCGTTGTAATTCCGTAGCGCACCTCCTTGTCAACGATGGCACGCTCGGCGTCGGCCAGCGCCTTCTCGTTCTCCAATTGTGACTTATAGTATGCGTCACTCATCAGCGAGCCTTCCTGTAATGTAGCCCGCCGTATCTCAAGTGCCGTCTCGTCGCCCTTGATCTCGGCCGTCCTCCGTCGCTCCTCGTTGGCGATGGCCTCGTCCGTCAGCTCCTTGCGTAACGTATTAAGACCTGTCATTAGACGGCGTGTCTCCTTGGCCAACTCCTCATCCTTCATCTGCGTGTCGGCCTTCATCTTCTGCAATTTCTGTATATCGCCCTCGTTCTTGTTATAGAACTCTCCGAATGCCGTGTTGTTCTCCATCGCACTTTTCAGCTGTTTGTCGTCGATTGCCAGCCATGATTCGAGCATTCGTTCCCGTCGTTTCATGTAAGCCTCATCCGATTCCCCCCGCCACTTGTCAACCTGGATCTTCGTTGCAAGGTTCTTCATCTCCGTCGAAGCCCGCTCCTCCTGAAAACCCTTCTCTATCTTGAACAATTCGATTTCCTTCTTCATACCTTCCTCGCCTGCCTTGACACGCTCCTTGTCCGTCAACATCTGGTTGCGCATGGCCGTCTGTAGATTGGCTATCTCCGTCCTTAGCTTGGCGGCACGCAGGAGCGAGGCAGCCTCACGGTCTCCTATCCAATCCATCATCTCGGCGTACTCGAACCCAGCCTTCGTCGTGTCCCGTATCTGACTTCCAATGCCACCGAAAGCGTCTTTAGCATTCTTCTTCAACCCGTCAAAGTCGAACCGTGCCAGCGAGCCGAGCATCTTGAAGAACGACATGGTGCGGTCAAGCAAGACGTCAATGACATTGCCTACAGCTTTCAGCGCACCCGCCAATTTTGTTGCACCCTCGTCGGTTGCCTTGAATGCCTTGGCAAGGAGTGCAAAGGCGGCGACGATGGCTGTGATTGCCGCCCCTACCGGTGTGGCCACGACAGCCCAAAGAGCCTTGGTGAGTGTCTTGACGCTCGTGATCGCCCGACCTATCGGCCCTGGCAGCCCGCCCATTGCCGTAGCCACTCCTCCTATTCCACGCTCATACTCCCCTACGCCACGCTGCGACTGCCCAACGGTCTTGTCTATTTTTTTCAACTCATCGTTGAGTGCGTTGGCTTTTGAAGATGCCTCAACTGCCTGTTTCGATTGTGTACCATAAGCCGCCCCCAAGTCTTTCGCCCGCTGTGCGGCTACGGCATATTCCTGGTTCAGTCGTTGATATGCGCCTTCCTCTCCTTTTGTTGCGTTGACCGACTGCTGGACGATCTTCTGGTTGGCCGACATCTGTACGCCGAGGTTCTTCAACTTGGCCTCGTTCTCGATGATCTTCTGCGAGTTTGTGCTGTATGCAGCATCCGATGTCTTGCCTTGTGCAATGAGTTCTTTCTGCGATGCTATCAGCTTTGCTGTCTCCTCCTTCAATAGCCGTTGCGCCTCCTTCTGCTTTTCGAGGTTCTTCAACGCCTCTCCTGCATCGACACGTATGTCGATAAGTACGGTATCATCCATTATGGTAGTTTTATAAGTGTTAATTTTGCCTGTCCTGTAACGAGATTGTAAGCCATTGAATCAACCCAGTATTTTCCCATCAACTGCTGCGATATGATGATTCGTGTGTCCATGATGGTGTTTGCCTTGTATGGGTCTATCCACCCAGTGACGTCAAGTATGACCGGTGCGAGAAAGATAGGGTCAAGAACGTCCGAGTAGAGGCCGTCCATGTCTATGGCCTTGGCCTTATAGGTCATGACGTATGATCTCCACGAATCAGTCGATGAGAACATTACGCCCCGAGGTGCATATGTGTATGTATCATATGCCATGATGATCATCGACTTGCGTGCATCATCCGAGCTCGTCCCCCAGAGACCGTTAAGAACAGAAGATTTTTGTGTTGAGAATGGAAGGGTAGCCGACATCTGTACCAAGTCCTTGTCTCCCGTCATGTCAGGGCAGGAGACCGTATCCATCGCAATGTCCTTGTACGCCTCGTAATTGAGCACCTTGTACCGTATGTTGTTCGTCTTGCCGTATTCAGTAGGCACACGTTTCGTAATGTCCGTGAAAGTATCTATGGCTATCGATGTGGCTGACATCATCGTGGAAACCTCGGTCAGCGTCAGCGTCTTACCACTTAGCTTGATGTCACAAAAGAACATCTGTGCCAGCGTCTTGACGAAATCCGAAACGGTCATGATTGTCGTTTCTTCTTGAGAGACATTAAGATTTTCGTTATATTGCATCAGCGTATAAGGCGATGTGCCCGTGCGATTGGCATAAAAATAGGCGTAACGAAGGAAAAGGAAGCTCTTCTCCAGATAAGCGTTCGAGATGTCCCCCGTTATTTCCACGTCCGTCCATGTTGCACATATCTTGTCTATAAGTGCATTCACCATGATAGCACATGTATTTGAGTTATAATAGTTGGTGTTTACATTAAAGTCCTCAACGTAAGGAGAAAAAATAAGCCCCTGTTGAACCGGGATTGCACACATTTCCGCAATCATTTCGGATGTGGAAAATACCCCCCTTGTCGCTGTCAGGTTGAGCGAATTGATGTTCAATGTCTTGATGTAATCCAGCGTCCCCAGCTCATCGTATGAGACTGAACACAGATAATCCTTGCCAAATTCCTTGTATGTCAACATCGCCTGTCGGGTGAAATAACCCCGCTGTATCGTCACCTCCAGCCGAAAATAACCGTAACGGCTCAACTGTGATGAGAACGAGAAGGCCTTCTCGTTTGTCGGCGTGCGTGGCAATCGGAACTCGTTTGTGTAGGTTATCGTCCTATCGGCCAATGACAGGAGCGAGATTCCTCCCATGTTGATCTCCACCGTCGTCGATGGGTAGACATCAAGCCTTGTTCCTGCGGAGGTGATGATGTTAATAGCTGACGGCATTTTGTGTGGCTTTCAATGAGAGTTTGAAATTAAGGTTCTGTTTGCATTCGGCGGCCGAATCAGAGCAAGATTCAACCTCCCAGACTTTTGTTTGATAAATTACAGTTGGAGAATTAGCTATTTTTGTAAGCAAATTAAAATGAATCTCATCAACTGCTATTGTATCCAGATTAATTATCTTAATTATATCCTTCTGAATTTTTCTGCTTTTTGAATATTGATATTCATTTGTTGAAGCATAAATTGGAATATCATTGCTACTTTCACATCTGTTTTCTTCGCTCAATTTTCTGAATGACCAAATTGACCATTTGCCGTCTGCGTCAATCCATTGGATCATACCAACTGTTGAGGCATAACGATACACAAGATCTAATGTTATACCCGCTTCGAGACTTGTCATTTTCCCGGTTAGATAATGGGAAGTATCAAGACCTACGTTATTATATCCATGAGCTAAATAATATGCCTTATCTACTCCATTGAGTGTCAGGATATAACTTCCTTCTGCATTTTTATTGTAAAATGATATTATTCCATTATGATAAATATCTGCAAATGACCCAGTTTGATAAACCCATGTCTCATGTAAATATACTCCGTTATCTGGTGTGATATAACATAATTCAAGCGTCTCTCCATCTGTAATCTCTGAACCAGCTATTTTGATTGCATAAACAAATGACTTCGTAAGACCTGTAACTGTATATGTTGTAGGTGGAAACCCGAGCACATATTTCAGTATATCGGAGAAATCGAAAAAGAAGGTATCCACCGTTCCATTGGTTGCAGTCTTGACGGGCGTAAAGACAACCACTGCCCCGTCTATCGTTGATTCAACGGTGACGGCTGTCCGTGCAGCCCCTCCCCAGTTAACGGTAAACGCTATTGTCTGTCTGGAAAAAGCTGAAATAAGTGGTATTGGTTCTCCATAATCAAGTATAAGAACCTTTGTTATCGTCAATGTTATTGCCATATCTTTTTTATTTCGGAAGTTATCGTTGTCGTGTACATCTTACCAAGCTGACGGTTCAGCTCCTCCATTCTTTCAGCGGTGAACGTGTCGTCAAGCAGTCGTCCATCATTATGTGCGTTAGGCACACTGATGCCCTCACGTGCTATCTTCCACGCCACAGCGTAAGCGTTCAAGTCAAGCCCCTTGTCCTGTACCCAGTCATTCAGAAAGGTCGACCCAGCCCATCCGACCCACGCACGAAGAGCAGCAGGCATCTGGTTCTTGTTTGGCTTTCGGCCTGTGACCATCACGCCGACATGAGGGGGGGCTGTCATCGTAGACTGGTATTCCGTTGTCTTGATCTTAATGCCATCAGCGAAAGCCCCCGAAGCCCTCAACCCCTTGCTGTCATAGTTGTCGATGAGGTCAACACGACGCTCGGCCATCCATCGTTCGAGCACATCCCTTACCATGACAGGAATTGTATGTCGGCAGATACATAATCTACCGATTCTGAGAACTGGTTCAGCTCACGGAAGTAAGTGACCGCCTGCGCCTCGATGTTTGTTGCACAACCCAACACCTCACGCAGGAAATCATCCAGCATTGTTAAGAGCGATTGAAGCCGTGCCTCGTATTTCTGTAGTTCGGTCTCCCCGACGCTTGAAATCGTGTCTACCCCGTCCACCGTCTCCGTCTTGCTCAACAGCAACAGCTTGGTCTCTACCGTGTAGCGTGACCAATACCCGCCGTCGACCTGTGCCCGCACACGGCAGGGGAACATCATGAATGCCACATCGCCATCCGACAGGTCGGCCTGATGCAGTTCATATTCTTCATACTCACGGCTTCCATAAATTGGCGTCCACCCCTTGGCTTCGGCCTCCGTCTTGAACAGTAACCAAAAATCCGTCATCGTATCATCTCCTTTCTGTAATCGTTAATCGTCTTATCATACAATAGTTTCACAAAGCAGTCTCCCCATGCCATAGCCCTAACATCGCTGTAATGCCATATTTGCCCCTGTGCCAGACGATCGAGCTCCGGCAGGTGTCCGAACCGTTCAAAGCCACCGACGGCCTCCAATGCCCGCTGTTCGTCTGCCGTAGGCACTCCGCCCAGAGCCTCATTCTCCTGTTCTGTTATCGAACGTATCTCGTCACGGATCGAGAAAAATAACCCAAGGACGACATGAAATGCCATCCTCTCCGTTGCCTCTGTCTCGATGGAGACCACATTGATGATGTCTCCATACGTCAGGTCACGAGCCAACATGCCCTGTGCGTCCTTCACCTGCCCGAACGACCAATGGCGGCAATCAACATCGAAGCGGGTATACTCCACTATCGTCTGTAGCGATAGACGTTCATCATCCGAAAGGCAAAGAAATTCCTCGTATGTCAGCTTAGGTATCTTCATTGCCTTATGATATTTGACTGTTCTGTATTTTGACCTTTATAGACAAATATGAGATTATGATAAAAGTGTATTGAGATTATATTTTTGTCAAAATATGTTTTTTCGTAACCGGCTATAGGGAACTCACTATTATTCAAATTGTCGGTTAGTGATTTAAAAAAGTTCATTAAAGTGTATTCAGCCTTTAAATCAAGAGAACCTCCATATGATTTCCAATAGGATGTTTGAGTATCCTCAATGACATAAATACCTCCATCCTTAAGCAAGGGAAATAATATTTTGAATGTTGTTATAACGTGACTGTTTAAATGGCTACCGTCGTCTATTATAACGTCAATATTGCCAATCTGACTACAAACATTATTTAAGAATAAACTATCTGTTTGGTCACCTTTGAATATCTTTATTCGATCCTCATTGTGTTTTGATTTATCAAAAATATCAATCCCAAATATGAGCCCTTTTGGAAAATAATCTTTCCACATTCTTAATGATTGACCGCCAGCATTAATATCATCATCCCCACCAACCCCAATCTCGAGCAGGTTTATTGTTTTGTTTTCAAATCGTGATAGGTGAAACATATACGGTGCTGCGTAATTGTGACCGTTGACTTTATCTGTTCCATGTTTAAGTCCTATTTCGTTTAAATCTTTCATATCTCTAATATTTTAAGTTTTGTTTGTTCGGATAAATACACTGAAAATAATCCTTCTAAAAAAAAAGTGAAGGCCTTGTATGGTTGCCCTTTTCGATGAGTCTCGAATGATTCATATAACGTTTTTACCTCTTCAATTCTGGAATCACGGAAGAAAGATATAACCTTATTCAAATAATTGGTACAATAGTCATCAAAAACCTTCGGAGCTGCTATCCAATAATTACACCAACAAATATGTTTAATCGGATATTCGTACAGGTTGAACGGGAAAAAATGGTAACGATCCACCACCTTGCACATATCGGTAACAGATTTGAACCCCTCCCTGACAAATGGGTGCTTCTGCCCGCTGTACAGCTTTGGGGAGATAGTCACCACATCCGCCGTCGTAGTGCGCAGGACACGGTACAGCTCTTTTGCCGTCTTCTCCGTCTTTTCGTAGAAACGCCACGATAGGACGCCTACAAATTTCTTGTCTATCCACTCATTGCGTCTTGTCAGCCACAGATCAAGTATCACATCGTTTTCAAAATTATGTGTTGTACCACTATTGTCATAAGGGATGAACCCATTGTCGAGATTGTTCTTTGACTTGTCATCATAGAAAATCTGATAGACCTGAAATGGTGTGTACATTACCGCCTTTTTCGCAGTCACCGGACGCACGTTGAACAGCTCCTGATACAGCAACGGACGCTGGCGCATCAGCAACAGCCGTTGTTCAGGTGTTGCCGTCGTGTGCTCTATGTACTGGCCGTCAACATATATCTTCATAGCAGTCGTGATGTCGGTTGTGATAACCCATTTGTGAAGGCATAACCGACGGCATCAAGCAGATGGTTGTTCTTGTCTACCGGCGTCTCGGATTTCTTGTCCGACCAGACATACTCCATCAACTCGGATTGAAGGTTGACAGATTCCTTCGTGACTATCATGTGATAGCCTTGCAGCTTCTTGATCCTCTCTATGACCTTCCATTTCGTGCATTTGACGATGTTGAACATCCTTTGAAGATCAACGATCAATCTATCCTCGGCGCAGTCGGCAACAATGCGATCCATCCGTCCTACATAATGATGTAGAACGCTCGTGAGCATGTCGAAGGACTGCCCGTTTTTGTAGAAACACTCTTCGAGAAAAATGATCTTTCGTTTTTCATCGACGGCCACCTTGACCAGCGCATCAGGATCAGATGAGAACCCGAAATCAAGACCGTATCGGAAAGGCAATGTATTGTCAAAGTCCCCTATCTCCCAATCCGTGAAGATAGCCCCTTCGATCTGTCCGTATTCGCCCTCGCCGTAGACCTTCCACCAGTTTGACCAATAACCGTACACTCCACGTGCAGCCTCGGCGTCGGACTTCATCTTTGCCTGCCTAAAATCCTCTATCTGCTTGTCCGTCAGATTGTCGTAATTATCCCTGAACGTCGAATGGATGATCGTTGCGTCCGCCTTATTTTGAATGTCGAAAAGCTCTGGATCGTCAACCCAGAATCTTGTAGAAGGATTCCAGTCAAAAAAAACGCATTCGCCGGTGCGTTGCATCAGCTGATGAACGACCGCCCAGTCAACCTTGTTGCACTCGTTGATGAACAGGATGTCACGGGTAGCGCCTATCGCCTTGCCTGGTGAATCGAACCCTATGAACTCGTGTATTGAATTGCCGTACCGATACACATAAGGATTCTTAGTCCTCATCATATCAGGCTGAATGCCCTTTCCTGTCAGTATTTCATCATAGTCACGTATCGCCCCCCCTATTAGATGAGGTAGCGACTGTGAAACGGTGGTCACTATCCGTTGTTTTCGCTTTCCAAGAATCAGGTCCAATAGTTGGAGCGTTGCAAAGGTCTTCCCTGAACGAGTGCCGCCCCTGTTGCCTATATAACGATAGCCCCCGTTATATGCCTGTGCGGTTTTGAAAAACGTCTCGGTGTACATTTGCTTACAGTTTTATACCTCTCTAATCGCAAAAAAAACAAATTCATTACTTTTTTGCCCGCTTTTCTTTTAATCTGTTATTCTTTCTTCAAAAGGTCGTCAATGACCTTATGTTGCGCCTCATTGGAAACAATAATCTGCGTATTGGCAATATCCTTGCCGTCCTTGCCTGTAAGCTCTATATAGCTCTGATTGATGTTTTGCCGTTCTTCTGGCGTACAAATCATCCTGTACAACGACAGAAGCTCGCTCGCTTTCGATGAACCAAAAAGTTTCAACCTTATGCTTGACTTCGTTTTGACCTTGTTTTGCTCAAGTAGTTCTTTAAGATTGTTCATTTCGTTAGATTCAAGCGGAAAAAGCTCATAAAAAGTTGGCTTTGCGCACGGCAAAAAAGCGATCAAGTCTTCCATGAAAAATAGATTGTTTTTCCCTATCGCCTCAAGTGCCTGTTGATATAATTTCTCTCTGTTATAAGCCATTATGTTAGTATTAGTTCTTTTTTTCCTTTCAAATATGTTTTAACATCGTTCATCCAGATTTTCGTAAAATCAAATAGTCCCTCATCATTATCAAGCACATAATTTTCAACACGAGAGTTATAAGACAAATTGCCAGAGCCTTCAATGGTGTAGAAATTCCCGTTTTTTGTCCTCATGCTTATAATCTTAGAATGACTTGAGCAAAAGAAAAGATCAATTTTCTTGTTTCCGACAAATAAATCCCTTGTTATCTGCTCTTTTTCCCGATGAGCCTTATTTCTCAAATTACTCATCAATACCGTTGCTTTTTCAATAATCCCATTGTTAATCATTTCATTAAGAAACTTTGCGGCCTCTGCATTAATGGAATATACTACAACCAATAATTCTTCGATAACCTCTTTTTTTGCGATATAATTAATGAAATGAATTGCATTGAATGATCTCATTGTGACAAGCCTAATTTGCTGATCCTTTTTTGGCAACCCTATTTCTTCAAGTTGTCGGATTACCTGATAAGTTTTTTCAATAAATTTTTCATACATTCTATCCGTCAAATCCTCGATACCAGAATCTTCTGTGTCTTTGTCAACATTTATCAGGGTTTTTGAAAAATCCCAACATGTTTTCAGATTCCATGTGCCTTTTTCTGTCATGTCAATTTTGCGTGAAGAACGGCGGGAAAGTCATCGAGGTCGTGCCTGTGTTCAAACTCTTGTCTTGCTGTACGGAGTATCCAGGCTTCCTGTCCA